GCGTGGCGCAAGTTGGCATCGCGCAAGTCGGCATCGCTCAAGTCGGCATCGCGCAAGTTGGCGCGGATACCGCCATCTTCATTATTAAGCCATTTTTTATGGCTTTCTAGAATTAAGCTAAGTTCTTCTTGTTTCATTATTATATATTCCTGTTGCTAGTTATTGGTTCGGCATAAAATAAAAAACGGACCTCATATTAAACGAGAATCCGTCTTACTGTCAACTGAAAATCGTTAAGTTACTTTTGACCAGTCAATTTTTTTAGTGCTGCCGATGTGAAACTTCCCGCAGTGACACGGGTACGCCCGCATGAACGTTACAATTTTCTTTTTCTTGGTGAATATAGCAGCAGCTTTTCGCGCATCTTCGAGTGAACTATAGCCAATTTTCTTGCCGCAACGCTTGCGCTTTTGCTTTTTAGTTAACATAAACTTATCGCTCCTAAATTTTACTTTCAAATAAAAACCAATACACAAGATCGCCGGACTCAATAACATTAATTCCGAGGTATTTTTTATCTGGGTTTGGATCGTGAACAACAATACCAATTCTGTTAATGATCACAGCATGCCCAACGCCAATATTATTTTTACTTGGTACCGCCGCATAGAAACAATCATCTATTGCGCTCATGCTGGCAATGGCTGCATAAGTATCTTTTTTATTTTCCTTTGCGCTTATGGTGCCTTCGTATTCATAGCCGCGAGAATTAACCCACTCCATAAAGGGAATTACCCACTTTGCAGGGCTATAACTCATTGGGTTAATAGCTTCATCAAGTGAGCATTCAAAAAGGCTAGCAAATGATGCCTGCATGCAATTACCGCTACCTTTAGCAACTATCGTTTGATTTACTGGATTCAATTTAAATTTACTCCTTATCTGTAAATTGAATTAAATTTGAGTAGGCCGTTTTTATGGTTCCGTCTTTCAATTCAATTATTCCAACTGTAACTTCATGCAAGCCGCGATCGTCTTCTTCAAGCTCGGTCCCCCACTGATGAAACTCGCCAACAAAATCAAAAACCAGCGCGCAACGCTCATACTTCATAACCCTTACTGGTCTTTTATCTTTATCTTTATCAAGATCACTTTTAATTCTATTTATTAATTCAACTTGTCCAAACATTTTTATTAATCCTCTTGGTTAGCAGCGATCAAACTCATTAAGCTTTTCGCGGGCATCCATAAAAAGCCGCTCGTGATATTCAACCATTTCAGAAAGCTGTTTTCTAGCAAACTGGATCGCATCACTGGACTTTAAAAAGGTTTTTTCAGTATGGTAAATTTCAGGCTCACCATGATTATGGCTGTAAACTTTTTCTTTCCAGATCTGCCAGCTAGAAGATTGGCCAATAGGTTTCGCTTTGTAGCCTAGTTTAGTTTCAGAAACAACGATCATTTCTTCAACGTTACCAAAAGCGACCTTATAAACATGTTTGTCATTTAATTTAGTCAATTTATTTTATCCTTTTCCGTGTCATATTTACTGTAAGTTACTAAGTTTTAAGGGGAAACCATCATTTAATGGATTCCCATTTTAAAACACCTTTTTTAAGCCTTTGATTTTAAATATTTTCACCATTCCATTGGATTTTAAATTTTCCACCTAAAAACGCTTTAAATTTCTGCCATTTTGTTAAATAAATTGGCTTTTTAATCACCTGAAATTCTTTGCTTAAATCGATTTTTTCCAAGTAAACAAAATCAGAGGATCGCAATTGAGTCTGTTTTAAAATTGCAAAAAATCTAGGGTTGATAAAAAATGATTGATGGATATAAACCGTATCAACTTTTAATCCGACTAAATCGATTTCGTTAATTACATTTAAAACCTGCTCATTTTTATCACTCAAAAAACTTGCGTTGGTCCTGCCAAATAATTTCCATCCATTTTGTTTTGCTATGTGTTCAGAAAAATCTAAGCCGCCACTCAATAAAATATTCATAGCTCTTTACCTGTAAAAATTAAGCCGTTTTTATCTAGGCTTCTTTGCATTGATTTAACTGATTCAACAACTTTAGAATCGCTTTTGCACTTGAGCATATCCTTACAATAACCCTTAAGTTTTTCGAGCTTTGTTCTGTCTCTGATCTTACGGGCTACTTTTCTGATTGCAGCTGCTTCGTTAAGGCCTTCAGCTTTTGCAATATTCCAAGACAGTAAAATAATTCTTAACTGCTCTTCGTATTGTCCAACTTTTGAAGATATATCGGTTTCTTGAATAATTGCCTTACCAGCAAATAGAGCGGCGTTAACTGGAAGTGAAACGCTAACCTCTTGGCTTATCGCTTTTATAATCGCTTGGTTTAACGTTCTCTTCCCGTGATTAACGTGTCCAATGGTGCCGACGTTTACATTTTTTTTAATATTCATTTTACTTAAAGCTCCTAGGTGATGATTTAAGGCTATCAATTTATTTATTGCTGGCACTTGTAGTGCCTTAGTGGTTATCTATCGAAATAAGCACCAATGCGTTCGTTTAATCATTATTAATGAGTGGTCTTTGTGTATAGGTTTACTAAATACGGGGTTATGCCTGCATTTTCGTAGATCAAATCAACCTTTCTCATAAGTTCACTTATCTTTTTGCTTTCAGTGCAAATATAAACAATCTCACTTTCAAGATCATTTATGGAATTTAAATCATTTTGGCTTAAAGTTTTCATCCGAATGCTTACCTCTAAATAATCCATCGCTAACAGTTTTAGCGCTTTTAGCCTGCTGATTATTCCGATCCCTTTCGCGTTTATCGATCATAACCTTCTGAAGCCTTTGCTCTAAAGCTGTTGGGCGTCGCTCTCCGTTTAGCATGGCTTGGGCTCTATTTTGGATCTCGATATCTCTATCAGTTATTGTTGCTGTTGCAGTGATTAAAAGCTGGTCCTTACTTGGCATGGGCTCGCCACGGCGTTGTATTTCTAAAAACTTTAGATAGGTTTTTATGTAAAGGTTTTCTGATTTTTCATAAGTTAATTGCTTGCACATGTAACCGACTTCACGCTTGACGTTAAATTCAATATCGTTTCTTGGCTTTTCCTTTCCGTTTTGGAAGCGCTGAAATGCCTTTGATATCTCAGTTTTATCTGTCCCATAAACAAGCGCTAAAAATCCAGACAGATCGACAGGCCATTCATTGCCCTGAAATATGCGATCTTTGCATAATCCCAAGCCTGATTTTATATCATCGTTGCTTAGGCTGTTAAGCGCTTCAATCCAAAGATTACTAGGCATTAGCCCGTTTTTGCTTGTCCATTTGTCAGTGTATAATTCAACCATTCTTTGCCAGAACAACTGAGCCCGATCAACTGCTTTCAAATTTTCTTCTTTGCTCTGCCATAGCAACCCGCGCTTGCTGCATTGATCTTGACTCGCCGCTATTCTGGTTGCTGCTTGTTTTATCGATCCCGCTGTCACTGGTAAAGGTTTGCTGTTGTTCATCGTTAAATCTCTCCCCGTTTAAATATGTTGTTGGAAGTAGGCTATCAAATCCAAATTGATTATTAGCGATCCTTTGCTGGATATCAGATTTTAAAAACTCTCCAAATTCCGTTAACGTCTGCTTGCGTTGCTTTGCCAGTAAAATAAATTTATTCAGGGCTTTTTTCTTATCACCTGACTTTCTCATTCCGGCTTGCCAAAAAATAGAAAAGGCCTCTTCTGCTTCAGCGAGCTTATCAGCCTTTTTTTTACCTGCTTTTTTTTTGCTGTCTTCAGTGTCGTTCTGTCCAGCTGCAAGAAAACTTTCATAGTCGTCAATGCAAACAAAATTATCTTCAATCAGATCGCTTTCGCTGAAGCCATTAAGATCATCAATATCGATCTCTATTTGAATTAATTGATCATCATTTAATGATTGATAGATATGACCATCATTTTCAGATTTTAATACAATATCTTTTGATCTTATCTTTATATCCTCTCCTCTCCTCTCCTCTACTGAGCGAGCAGACATCGTAGCAGTTTGATTGCAGCTTGCTAGCACAATGCTAGCATCGTCAATTCCCCCTGTTTCAATATCAACAATAGTGATAAATCCACCGTCAATAAGAGCTTTAAAATCTATTTTTTCTGTTGCTCCAATCTTCTTTTTAATCCAATTTTCATTAAATTTTATTTCATTTTCCGTTCTACTTGCTAGCATCCAAATACAAATTAGGTGCGCCTTGCTAGCATCAGGCAAGCATTCAAAATCATAATTATCTAAAAGCTCATTATGTAATTTAATCCAAGGCGGGTTCCTATCTTTGTAGTGCTGAAAGTTTTCCCACCCTCTAACCTTTAATATTTTAGACATAAAGCCGCCACTCCTTAAGCCTGCTCGCCATAACTCACAAACTGAGAAACCTCAATCTCCAAGGCTTTACAGATAGGTATAATGTGCTTCATGCCGTCAGCCTTGCCAGTTCTAAGCCTTGTTACTGTGTTGTAGTTAACCCCTGCTGCATTGGCTATAAATGCATGATCTTTCTTATGCCTAGCCTGCGCAACCGCTAGCGCAACTGTAAAATCAAATGTTGGAACCTTATTTTTCATATTTAAGCCTTACTTGATGAATGCGTATTATGGTGAATATACGTCGAGCCTTGGCGCATGTCAATTGTAAATGAATACTTTACACCAATGTTACATAAATGAAGTTGGCATTAAAAAGCCGCTAATAAAAGCGGCTATAAGTTAATATTGCTAATTTATTTTTAATATTATTTAATCATTTTTTCTTTTTCAAAAAACTTAGCTGCATCAAATTTTGTCGGTGCAACTGCCTTAACCTCTCTTTCAATTTCAAGGTAAGATCCATCATGAAAGTGGTAGGTACATAACACGCAACCAGTTATTGATTTGCTGCATAGCCTTTCAGCATGAAACTTTAAAGGGCCAGCATCTTTATATTGCCCCCTAAGCTTCGATGCAATCGTTATGTTTACAAATTTTTTGCCAGTTTTTACCGATTTTCTATATTTTTGAACCATAAGTACCACCATTAAAAAGGCGGGTTTCCCCGCTGTTAATTTATGCCCACCAAGGATAAGCACCTTTTACAATTTCAGAAACGCAACTTGCGCTAACTGAAACTTTCACCCCGTCAATATCAACTACAATAAGATCTGGATCTTGCTGTTTATAAAAACTGTTGTAACCTCCTTTTCTAAAACCAACAACCAGCAAACCTATGCCGTTTGGCGCTTTTCTTGAGCCCTTCAACTTAACCGTGGAGCCGATAAAAGTTAGCGTTCCGCTGCCATCAATCCAGCCCTTTGAACAAATCTTTGTCGCATAATGTTCAGCAGCTTCAGCAATTTGATCTTTGGTTGCTTCAACACTATAAAGATCGTGAGCAATGAGATCGTAAGGGCCGCCGATAGTTGAAAGCTTTTTAATTGAGCTATCCCAGAAAGTAACAACGGTATAAGCGCCGTTGTTTTCGCTGTATTTGTGATCAACTGCCACGACAACGTTTTTAAGATTGTTCATTGTATTTACTCCCCTGTATTTTTTGAATACCAACGACGCGCGCCAGCTTCTGTTTTAAAATCTTTCGACTTAGTAAAAGTCATTGCAGTAAAAGTGCCGTCAACATTTTTAAATACACCTGAAGAAATTGCTTCGTTGTTGCCCAAGTTTAATGTTTTCATGTTGCGCCTGTTTTTTTTTGCTTGCTGATTCAATACAGGCATATTAACGAAAACCCGTAATGATTGTCAACGAAAAACCGTAAACAATTTAAAATATTTCGGGCTCTATTGTTAATTTATTATTCTCCATCATAGCAAGTGCAAATAAACAGCAAATATCTTCAATAACTATCGCACCACTTACACCCCATATTTTGCGTGGCCAGACGTCATAAATCCCCGAGTCTTCATCGTAAACGCTATCAAACAAAGCTTTTAAAAAGTTGTCTATGTCTGGCCTTTGTTCGTGAGGTTTTCCATTCATCTTTTCCGCTTTCGCTTTGCTCCAGCTTTTAGGCATTGGCACAACGAAGGTGATCCTTGCTCCTTGCTTTGGCACTTTTACGTCTAACGCCCTGCATTCATCCTTGAATGAAAAGTATTTTAAATCTGCTGTTGATGGTGCCCATTTTACACGCTGAGTCATACGGGGCTTTGATACAGGGCTTAAGTGATACGTCATAAAAGGCTTATCAATAGTAAAGCCAGTATTTATATGTAGACCG